CATAGATACTGCATTCTCTTACCGGCTTTAATTGTCTTGCATTCGCCGGTGCCTTTCAAAGCTTCCTTAAGCTTATTTCTGGTAATGATGCTCATTTTATAGCCCTCTTTATTATTTGTTTGATTCTCTGTGTCAGTGTCGCGCCTTCTATCTTAGAATATGCGAGCTGCCAAGAGTTGATGTCGATTTCGCGGTTAGTCTTTGACCAGTTGATTTCTGACGCTTTCATTTGCTGCTCCGTTTTAATTATGAGGTTAGTATATCATTGTAATGGATACCCGTCAAGCATTACCATAATAAACTTTGCTTAATTTTGATATCCACTTAATTTAATATTTAATATTAGAAGGGCTTGAATAGTGGTATCCGGCGGGGTATCATAGGGAACCAACAAAACAGAGGATGACATGGCAGAGAAAAGAAAGAATAGAAAGAACGTAAGAACATCAGACTTCCTAAAAGATGTCTTAAAATTAGCGGCAAAGGATCTCCAGAAAAGCGAAGTCCAGATAGTTAACGACTTAGTTTTAAAGAATTTTCCTGAGTTTGTACTTCAAGTTAAAAGAGAAAGGATAGGTAAGTAAATGAATGAAATAATAGCACTATCAGCATTTGAGAACAACCTAGTAATCGCCGCCGGACATTGTGAAATTGCCCGTGAAGAGAAGAATCATACAATCCAGTCTCTAAAATTGGCCAAAGGATTGTCACAGCTTAAACAGGCTCTATTGGTCCCTGAAGTTCTTTCAGTTATTAAAGAGCTAATGAACACGCCGACTGGTTTTTTAACTGATAAAGGATTAACCGCCAAATCACCTCAACCTTATAACGATAAGATAGTCGTTGAATGTGTTGCCGATGCCATGAGTAAGGGCTTAACGATCCATAACAATGAGTTTAATATTATCTCCGGTCGTATGTATCCGGCTCAATCTGGCTTTGTTCGTAAGTTGGCAGAGTTCAAAAGAGCTCATAAAATCAAAGCTAACTACTTACCAAGCATTCCAAAGAAAACCGGAGCGGCTTATTTTTGTGAGGCTGTTGTCTGGAGAAGATCGCCAACAAGAAACACTTTCGTGGAATATCTCGGCATTTTCTGAAGATGCAGCACTCGGCAAAGTAAAGAAGCGCGCGAATGAATGGCTATTCAATGAGCTCACCGGTAATACCTGGGCCTCATCGGAAGACTTCAACGACTTCTCAACCGAGAATAACGCGAAAGACATCGAGATGCCAGAAGTCCAAACGCCTAAGATCCCGCTTAAAGCTATCTTGTCAGCTTTTGAAATTGCAGATTCTCTTGATGCCTTAAAAGATAAGTGGCAGAAAGCGCAGAAGACAGAACACGCCGGAAAAGAAGAATTAGAAAAGGCTTATGAAAAGCGGGTTAAAGAGTTATCTAATCAAATGAGCGGCGAATGATCCCAGAATTTAAAATTAGATGCTCGGCTATTAGCTCAATAACTACCTGCCCGAATAAGAAAGAACTACCGGCAGGGGCCAAAACTTATTGTAAAACTTGGCTAAAGGAACAGCTCTACGACCGCCGGAAAGGATTCTCAAGCAAGTACACGGATAAAGGTAATATTTGCGAAGATCATTCTGTAACGTTCCTGAATGAATATTATTTAAACGATATGTCTAAGAATGAGGAATTCTTTCAAGACGAAGAGATTCAGGGAACGCCGGACTTATTGCCTAATGAAAAGTGGGTATGGGATATAAAGAATAGCTGGGAGCCCGACACTTTCCCCTTATTCGATACAGTTCCAGATAAAAAATATTGGTGGCAGTTGCAGGGATACATGGCATTAACCGGCAGGACTAAAGCTAGATTGGTTTATACCCTAATGGATGCACCGCCGGAAGTCATAACCGATGAGGCCAGAAGGGCTTCATATAAGTCAGAGCAAAGCGCGGATGAATTACTCGAGTATTACACCGCACAAATGACTTACAGTGATGTCGATACAGAATTAAGAATAAAAACATTTGATTTTGATATTGACCTCGAAGCCATAAAGCAAATAAGAGAGCGCGTCAAGTTATGCCGCGTTTATATTAAAGAACTAATTAAAGGAATATCATGAATTTTGAAATCACAGGTCAGGTAGTCTCAGTAGGCTCTTTGCAGTCACGCGAGTGGGAAGGAAAGACATTCACGAATAGGAGTATTATAATCTCAATGGTTACTGGAAACGAAGGGCAGTATTTAAAACATGCTGAGTTTGATGTGGCAGAATCGCAATTTGATTATTTAGACCGGAATAAACCAGGCGATACGGTGTTAATCAAATTTAGCCTTGAAGGTGGCAAGCCGTACGCAAATAGAAAGACAGGTGAGCCAAGCGTGTTTAATAAGCTCAGAGCCTTTTATATTGGTAATGAGAGTCAAGCAAATCCGGCCCCGCCGCAAGCTCAAGCAGCGCCGCAGATGGGCGCGCCAGTCAAGCATGAGTCAAGCAAATCTGAGCCGCCGCCATTTGATGCAGGAAGCCCAGAAATTCCTTTCTAGCAATAAAGATTTTACCGTAAGACCCAAGACTAACTAAACATAAACACATAATGGAGTCTGCTTATAATATTTTTGTTAATCTAACTTTTTGAGGGATTGAATTGTTAGCTAGTTTGGATACTGAGCACTACCTATGCTCTTGGCCTCGTCTTAATCGACGGGGCTTTTTTACGTATACAGAAGAAAGCCGCCGCGGGTAAGGGGAGCCGCGACGGCTAGGGGTAGGGAAGAATTAAGGAAATGGAGATATATCAAAGTCGGGGCTTATATCTTCTAAGTCCGAACCGTAAATTGCTGAGTCTATTTCTATGTCGCTTGAATCTTTGACTGTAATATGCAGTTCTTTATTGATTACGCAAGAAGTAAACAAAAGTGTACTTATCATAAACAAAAGTTTATATTTCATTTTTTATCAACTTTCTTATCAAGCTTTTCAAAGAGTAGAAGAAAATTTTCTTTATAGCTTCTATCGCGGTCTTTCATTATCTCTTTAATTTCTAAATGATTTCGGTTTGATTCTTCGTGGTTCCTATCAAGTGTTTTTACTAATGTGCTTAAAATAGTATTCATAACATCTTGTTCGCGCATGAGAATGTTAATATTTTTCTTGATTGGTTCGAGTTCATCTTTTTTAAGTTCCTTTAGATCACTGTCAAAGTCTTCTTGGGCTTTAATTATAGGCTTTAATGCTTCAGCGAGTTTCTTATCAACTTTCTTATCAATCTTCTTGTCAACTAATGCGGTGTCGGCCCGTTGCTTATACCCTAAGAATAGCCCTATAAGTGCCGGAAATACAAATAAGCCTATTGTGATATAGCTACTTTCCGCAAGTCCCAAAACAATTTCCATTATCTTAACCTTATATATTTAGTGGTATCTTACTATTACACTTTCGTAATCTAAATGCAATTTGTGTACAGTTGTGTAATTAATCTACACCTTCTACGGTAAAGTTAAAATGTGGTTTGCCTTGGCTTCTGACTGCTTCAAAATATTCTATCATTCTAACACGCGCTAAATGCCGCCTAACTGTATTCAATCCACACAAGAACCACCTATCTGGAGTGTTCTCGATGATAAATAAAGCAGTTAATAACATTAATCCATCAGCTAACCACCTGTCGTATTTATCGCCGCCTATCTCGCATAGAGCATCATGCTGGTAAAATGCTAAATTTAAATCGATTCCATAGGCAGTTTCAGGTATAAGCTTTGATAGAATCTCATTGTCTTCCGGTCCAGCATATCCAAGATCCTTATTATACTCCCCAATAGCCTCAACATAGTCAGGATATTCAGGAAGCTCAGAGAACCATTTAAATATTTGTTTCTCGGTCATGCTAATCTTGCCGTTATAGCCGTTGCTTCTTTTTGAGTAAAAGCCGAATCATAAACAATCATTCGCTCCATATCGCCCTCGAGCGCAAGGGCTCCAGCGTCCCAAAAAGCTATACTTGAAGGAAGGAAGACGCCAGCTTCAGTGATTGTATTAACAAAAACGCCGTCAATATAACAAGTAATATCAGAGCCGGAACGGGTCAAAATAAAAGTTCTAGTAACTCCATCAGTTAAATTAAAAGCAACAGTAAAAAAACGGTCGATACTTCCCTCCGCTCTATAAACTAAAGACATATTACTAATATAAAAGACTTGGTCTACTTCGGATGGAGTTCCTAATAATATAGCCAGCGTACCAGATGCTGGTGATGATTGAAGCTTCATAACATACGCAAAGTCACCAGACAGCGGTGGTAGATCGTTCAGTGACTGAGAGCCGCCGAATTCTATATGATCAATATTAAAGGTAGGCTCTAATAGAGGTGTACCTTGAGACGCGTCCACTGTGGCTATACCAGCTTTTAAGTTCTCGCCTGTCCAGCCGCCGACAAGGTTAGGACCTGAACCAACCTGTAACTTACTAGAATCAGTAAAGTTCCAATCAACTACTGGCCTGGGTAGATTGCCCCGCCGTGCTAATAGCCTTGAAGTGATATTCATAATTAAACCTTCACTGTATATTCGTCAGTTGTAGGCCGTGGCAATATAACCATAATATCATTATCAACAGAAGTCGTTAAATCAGAACCAGCTTTTAATGTCGCCGTGCCTGCAATAGTGATGACGGATGTTGCCGTGTCTTGAGCTAATGAGACATTAAACTCATCAATTCTTCCAGTATCTAAGTCTACGGTGCAACCTGCAACATTATCAAAATATATAACATATCCAATATCAGCATCAACTAAGGTGTATGTAGTTCCTGACTCAGTTTTCTTTTTAACTTTGGCTGCGGCTGTATCAAAATCTGATATTGTGGAGGCTAATTGCGTTCCTGTATGACTACCCCTATTGAGCACATTGGATATCTTATAACCACTATCTTTAATTAACTTTCCTGTGGTGCCGCTAAATAATACAATCCTATCATTAACTACTGTCCCTGGTCCTACTACGTCACCTTCACCAGCAACAGTATAGCCGCCCGCTTCATTAAGGAAGTTTGTGGCACTTCCGGCAGCGGTAAGAGTTACGCCGTTGATATCTTTATTTGTAAGCGTCTGCGTTGCTGTCAATCCTACAAGCTGCTCAGTGATTAAAGCCGGATCATAAACACTTTCAAGCATGGCACCGGCAGCGGAGATTTCCCACGAAGTGCCAAAAGTCTTTTGAGCGGCTAAAGCTTTATCGTAAACAAAATTACCCTCTTCCGGCAATGTGAAGATCCAACTAGAACCGTTTGAAACCGCAAGGTTATTTTCTTGGCCTAACCAATCACCAGTTGCGCCAGCCGGACCAACTATATAAGCGAGCTCGAATGATTGCGCCGGAGGGTCAACAATGGTCGTATCCTCTACCGTGCCTAAGTCGTTTCTTTGTGTGGTTATCGTACTTGAGCTTGGATCAACTTCGCCGGTCAATCCGTAGCTTGGATCAATAACGTTTACGCCTTGACCAAATTCCAAGATAGAATCAACATCTTCAAGGATATAGAAAAATCTGGAGTTGCCACCGTTTCGCTGTGGGAACGTTCCCAAGTTTACCGGAATTAAATCTTTCGGAACTGTAAAAGTTACCGTGTCAATCGTTCCACCGCCTGAATCTGATAAAACGCCTGAAGTCAATGCAACAGCATCAAGGGAAACATTTTTAAAAGCCGAGACAAATAGCGTAGAAGTCGCGCCCGATATATCAAAAGGTGCGCCGCCGTCTGCTTCCGTGAAAGTCTGTTTAAGTATAAAGGATTGGTTTGAATGAATCTCGCGAGACATTGCAGAAAAAGTATAATTGGCGCTAGAACCACCAACGATATTATTTGAGCTAAAAATTGGATCGTCCATAAAATCACCATTTAATTAAAGTTTACTTATAATAACATTTTATACGACTTTATTCAATCATAAGTAATTCTTATAGATCGGCTACAAACAGCCCTTGAAAGTGCAATACTTACTAATCCCTCTGTGTGTTATCCTATATCAACCAAAGAGGGAAGACATGAAAACAATATTAAGCATTATCACTCTACTAATAAACATTACATTGCTAACTGTAGCAATAACCAACATCACCGCCGCGCCATTATTTATGACTCTAATGATTTTAGTATCATCAACTGTTATATTCTTCGTCGGCTTAGATCTCGCTGAAACCACAAAAAGAGTATTAATATAATGAGAAAGCAAAATTTCAGTATGCTCGAATTAATCGCAGTCATGATAATAATGACTATCCTATTAAGTATTACGAGCTTTAGAAATCCAGACCGCGCAAAGTCTGAAGTATCAGCAATCGGCGCTATGATTCAGCTATACCAGGCTAAATCTCTAAACCTGACAGAAGGCGAATTTTACTCAATACATATAGGCGATAAAATAACAGTTACAGATGAAACCGGCTTTGTATGTGAGTCTAAAATAATCACCTCGCCTATTCAATTTTTGGACGGGCCAATAACTAAAGATTTCTTATTTAACCACGTCGGAGAAGTTGAGGATAAAATCAAAGTTCTCCGTTTTAAAATTGGTGGTTATAAAGTTCGTGTGAATAACTTCACTGGTAAGTTTCTTTATTATGATGAACTAGCAAATTACTCAGCAGGAAATTCAAACTCATTTTGAGGTAAGGCGCACATAGCCATGTTTAAATAATATTCACCTACAGCGTCACCGCTATTTTTAGAACTCGAATAGCGGTTAAACGGGCCGTCTGGCTCACCGGGGACAGCCAAGGCGTCACTGACTGCATTACTTACCCGTATATCTCGGATACTAGAAGAGTTTATACTTATGAGACCAGTTCCGGGATTATGACTAGAAGTAAAATGGGGATTTTGGGCATATTTCAAAAAAAGCAATTCTAGGCTTGGCAAATAGACAGTATCTTGAGCCTCTCCATTTATAATACTTTCTGTAAGTGAACTAAATTCCGGCTCATTCGAGGCCTGTACACTTGAGCCATTTGTAGGGTTAGCTGTCCCGGAGTCGCCCGTTCCCGCGAATGCGCCCTCACTCGATATTGATCCTTGGTTTCTCCATGTAAGCAATTGTATATCCATTAAAGCAGGAGTCTTGCAAAAGGGCTCTGTAGTGTTTGCGAAATAATTCACCATCGCTTGCTGCGTGATCTCTTCACCTATGGTAGTTTTTCTGTAAGTTGAGCTAAAATTAACACCGCCGCCAATGAACCGCCTATTGCCGTTTTGTATTATAACAGAGTCGTTTATTGATTCCGCGAGAATAGTGGCTAAGTCTGGATCACTGCCACCAAAAGTCTCCTGACCATTTAAATAAAGAATAGGCTCTGTCGGCTCTGGCGTATATACTACGCTTACAGATAAATCTCTATACAACATCACTTCATTTATCAGCTTATAAATCCCCGACCAGTAGGAAGGTCTAAAGTTCACATCGAAGTTATCATTTTCAAAAATTAAATCATATACATCATCGGTTAAAAGAATCCTCAGTGCGTCCTCATCCCATTCTGTTAGGGTAATAACGCCTAATGTTGGGAAAGTCTTATTCGTGGTTGTTGCTTCATGTGTAAAGCTAGATAGCTCGTTCCACGTGCTTTCTTTATACCATGTATTATTATTAATGCATCCTCTAACATTATTCCGAAAAGTACTAAGTCGTGACTGCCATTCAAGAGCGCCTATTTGCCCAGCAGTCAGAATTAAATCATCATAGGTCACTGCTCTAGCAACATCCTCGATATAGTCGGCGCGCTCCTGAAAGGCTTCAAAAAATGCATTAAAAAACTTCCAGCTATTTAAATATCTATCCGGGATGTCATTCATATCTGGAATGCCTAAATCACCCCAACCCATTATGGCGCGACCTCTGGCAATGCAACAAGATTGTACAAGGTTTCAATCGGGAAACAATCTAAAACAATATTCTCGACAGAGCTGGCATAAGTGATCGCCATTAATTGGCCACCGATAGCAATGGCGTTAGTTGTTGCGTAATTCAAATATAGGATACCTTTAACTGACGGCCCTGCGTCGTTTGGATTGCCGAGTACAACATCGACTAGAAATTGTTGATCGTTTGCACCCTCTGCGGTGATCGTACATAAGCCAAAAGGGTTTCCAGAACCTTGGCCGCCTCGATCTCTGCGGATTGGTCGGCCTCTTGTCGGCTGTATTATATCTCTGACTGCGTTAAAAATCTCCGGCAGCTCATTTGCGTGCTGATCTGATAGGAATTTTCCCATTATGAAGCCGGATAGCTAGAAGGTAGGCCGAATTGACCAAAGTTGATAATGCTATTTGTCACCCATTCTTGATAAAATGCCGTGCTGGTCTCCTTACCATCCTTGTCTACTAGTTGAGGAATAGCCGCCAATACATCCTTCTTCCTATCGTCCTTAAATTCCGGATCCGCAACCTTAAAAGCTACGAGTTCACCATCTACAAGATGACTAAAAGATGCAGCAAGAGTTTCAATTGTAAAACCTATCTCATTGCCTTTGTTATTATTGGCAAATTTTAACTTTATTGTAAAAGTGTTTCTAAAGGTTAAATATCCTTTGTCATCTCTATGTGGCTTGGGGCTGTAATTTGATAGCATCGCGCAATACTTAGGACAATTAACACCAGCTATTTTAACGGCTGCACTATTGATACTACCAATCATCGCTATTCTACCCGTGTGCGGGCTGTACTCTTTTACTGTAACAGAGATGACCGGGGCTGAGATCTGTTCCATAAATGCAGAATCATAAGGCTCACCAGTAGGGAGAAGTATAGGCTCTTTTGTCTTCTGATCCGTTACCACGGTCCTACTATAAGACCATGTAGAAATACCGACTTCAGTTGTGTAGGTGGACTCATCGCGCGATTGAACATTAAAACTAGCGGTCGTATATACTAGCTCAAACTGCCATACATGAGCATTATCGTCTTCATGCACAAAAGCGTCAATACCAGGCTGTAATATTAAACCTGGATCGGTTCTATGTATTTGGCCGACAAAGAAATCACTCGTTGCTATCGCCTCTCTCACAGTAGGCACAAGAGAATCAAAAGTAACGATTGCGCTTTCAGTTTGTGTAATGACACCATCTGCGCCCCAGTCGCCGCCTAATCCAGCTTTGAGCCATTTAATACTTGTAACCGTAGCCATTTTATGTTGTTCCTATATTGGCGAAAATCTTATTAGTTTTCTTTATCGCGTCTCTGATTTCCATCTGGACTTTAAGATTCTTATCAGATTGGCCGGATAGGATTTTAAATTCTTCCTGAGATCCTGAGAGAACCGCGCCAGCTCTGTTTTCACTTGCGCCGGTTAAACCTGCAATGACTTCTTTGGCTCCATCTGTGGCGCTCTTAACAGACTTTCCCCACTTAATAGCAAACTCTGACATTGAATTCGTAAATCTAAGTTGTAGGCGCTCTGTCTTCTTGGCGTTCTTTTCTAGTATATTCGCGGCTTCGTCTATGTTATCTTCAGCGGCAATCTTGAATGGCTCTGCAAAGTCTTTACCCATATCTCTAATGGCTTTGCTTTGCTCTTGGAAAGCAACTGTAACGGCATGGCCAAAACCTTCATCTTCTAAACCTAAGCCCTCAAACATAAATGCAAGCTCAGAAACTAATTTCCCGATAAAATCAGAGAAACTAGCAAGACCATTAAAGGCCGTTGTCAGAACTGTTGAAATCGCAGTAGACACACCGGCAATAAATACTTGTTTGAAGGTCGCCACAAAATCAATAGTGCCTTTCAAAAAATCATTGAAGGTCGCAAAAGTGCCCTTGCCTTCACTACTGATAAACGCGAATATGTCAGAGAAGGTATTTCCCAAGTTAATCGCGAAAGATTCAACGGCAACTAGAATAGGAATTCCAAATTCTATAAAACTCTTAATACCTGATTTAATTACTTCTGTAATCTTATCTGATACAAATTGAAAAGTGTTAATTATATCTGTCTTGAAAGTCTGTACAAAGGCTTTAACACCGGCAGAGGCTAAAGCGAAAGGCTCCATTAGAGAAGCGCCTAGTTGCTTGCCTAGTCCTTTGATATTTAATAGTGTATCTTCGTACTCTTCCCAAGCAACGCGGCTTTCTGCTATCTGTTGAGGAGATAAAGCAAGACCTAGATCAATTGCCTCCTGTTCCATAGCTTTAAGACCGGCAGCGCCTTGTTGTAAGATAGGTAGAAGTTTTAAACCTTCATTACCAAGAAGCTCTTGAGCCTTGGCAAGTTGTGCAGTCTCATCACCGGCATTTTTAACTTGATTAGCTATATCTTTAAAAGCGTCTATGCCTCCCGCTTCTCTCATCTTATCAATGAGCATATCCTGAGAGACTGCGAATTTCATCGCGGCAATATCTAGCCCCGCTATCTCGGATTGGGTGGCACCGATTGAATCAGCAAGTATTAGCTGCTCATTCGTGGCCTCAGCTGTACCCTTGGCAAAAGCTAACATACCTGCACCGGCAATAGCCAAACCAGCACCAATAGCAGCACCGGCAGTAGCGATTTTACCTAAGTCTTCGCGCATCTCCTTTCCGATCTTACCCAAATCTTTTCGGGCTTTCTTTAGACGCTTTTTGAAGTCCTTAGTATCTAAAGTCATTCCAAAGAATAACGAACCTACTTTGCCTTTACTCGTTGCCATTGCTTAACCTTTCTTTACATTGCCGCCAAAAAATTTATGTATATCTGCGTTGATCTTTTCTTGATCTGTCATCACTGCTTTCTTAAAATCGAATGTGAATTTCTCAAAAGCTGTTGCTTTCTTTCCTCGTGCTCTCGGTGCTACTGCTGCCACCGTGTAAGCTACATTAGCTTGGGATAAGTTGATTAGCTCTCTCATAGGTGGATTGACTTTAAAGAACTCTATCCAGGTATTCACTTCCTCAACTTCTAACTCTTTTACTTCTGCCAAACTCTTGCCGATCCCCTCCGCAATAAAGCAGAGGGTCTCAGTGTAAGGGTCTAGTTTTTTTTTGACATAGAGGCATTTACCGACTTGATAATATATGCTTGAATCTTGGCGAAATCTTCAAGTGGGACATCATCCCATGAAAGCGATTCACCTTTAGAATCACAAAGAAGTTTCGCGCATAGATCAATCATGAATTCTGTCATATCTTCATCAGATACTTTACCAAGAATCAAAGGCAATACCCAACCTGTCTTGATTGCCTTCGCGTGTATGTCATTTACTATTTTCTTATAAGTCATGCTACCGACCTTTCTTTAATTGTTAAGCTTCTGCGACAAGAACAACTTCAGAAGTTAATCTGATTGTCACGTCTTGAGTAATACCTTCAGTTGATCCGACATCAGCCGTTCCACCTGAAACAAGTTTTGTGAATCCGTCGAATGTATAAGATGCACCGGCTGCACTTCCAGCCGTCTGCTTTGATAAAGTAATTACCGCGCCTGTTTGCTCATCGCCTGAAGTGAAAGCAGGTGATTCAGGATCGAGTCTTACTGTTAATGTGCACTCTTGACCGACGCCCATAGCGGAGAGCTTAAAGGCTTCTCTAACATCATCTAAATCAGTTACTTCATATTCTTTTCTTTCGTCGTCTGGGATTGAGATTGACACAATCCCCGCAACAATAGAACCCCAGTTAAATGTTGCGCCTACGCCTTCGATAGCCATAATTAGGGCTCCTTATTTATGTTTTACTATATGTTATTGAATAGCTTATTTCTTTAGTGATAACTTCGCGGTTATCCTCAGATTCAAAAACGCCATCGCTTATATTTTCTATATGCGGTTGGCGTAGTGTATAAATTCCTAATGTGCCGCGCTTATCGAGTAAGTAAGAAATAACAACCTCTTGAAGGGTGTCTACTTCTCGCAGTCTATCCCGCTCTTTATCTCTTACGGCTTTACTTCGTGACCTAAATTTACTTGTATTAATCTGCTGATAACAGGTAATTGTAAAAGATCCGATAATCAAATTATCATGAGTATCAAGGTTATTCTCTGGAATGTAAGTGTCTGTCTCAATCGAGATGGCTGGAAACTTACTGACAGCATTAGCTTTAGAGTTTAGATGATCCTCAAACAGATAGAACATATCAAAGATTCGCTCATCAACTATATCAGAAACAGCTGTGATCGTCTTTAAATCGTCTACTAGTGCAGCTCTTAAACTCATTTAACATCAATCCCGTATTTACCTAAAATGTCTTTAAAGCCTTTCTTTATATCTTGAACGGCCTGTATCTCTAATTCTTCTTTCTTCTGGTTCCAAAAATCTGTAGCGTACTTTTCCGCTGTTTGGTCTTTTCTAAAGTTGAGTGGTCCGGCATAAGGAACACCCCAAAATACTTGTACTGTACTAACTCCACGCTTTGATCTGCCACGGATCTTTATACTCTTGATTAATTCGCCTGTATCTTTCGGGCTTACCTTCTTAGCCAATGGCCTATACTTGCGCATTGTGGCCCGCATATTCTTTCTTACTTCTCTTATGACCTCATTATCAACAACCGATTCAAGACGGGCCATTTGCTTAATGACATCATCCAGGTTGTCGATTAAGTTAGCCATCAGTAACCGGACATTGAATCCCGGTCAAATACCTTTCTTCCCGTGCCGTCTGGATTCGAACTACCAAACCCGTAAGCAAAACCAGAACCTCTTGGACTCTGGACTTCATCTGTAAGCTTTAGGACGCCCGCTGCTATCTTAGACAGCTTTATATTGGCATCTTTATTAGCCTCAATAACTGAGTCCGGAACTTCCGCAGCGTCGTATCTCTGGTAAGCAAAGTAATTAACTAACTGTCTTGAGATAGTCCTGAGAACATTAAGCGACTTTGTGCCGGTAATAGTCTTGTCGTACAGCTCCATTACAGAGAGATCTATTAAATCAGTTGCAATGTCTATGTCTTCCTGAAGAATAGTATCATCTACTAATTCAGTATTCACATTGATATAAGCAGATAAATAGACATCGCCTAAATATTGTTTTAATTCGTCAACTGTAATGTAAGCCATTTGTTATTTCTCTTTCTTCTTTGTGACTTTCGGAGCTTCGACCTGTGCGACTTTATACTTATTAACAAGACCGTAATCAGTGGCAAGAACTAAACAACTATACTTATTCGCTATCTTAGGGTACATTGCGTTTTGAACTCTTGGAGCTCGCCTTTATTGCCTAAAGAAATAGTTTCAAGCTTACCGCCTTCTCTGGTAACACCATAATATAAAGCAAATTTTGTCATTTTATTTTATCCTTTAATTACCAACAGGACTTTTGAAGTTATCGCCAGCCCTGTCGGTAGCAGTTTACTAAGCAGAAGTCAAACGAACGATACCAAGCTCATCGGCAACAGCGAAACCATACTGCGCTTCGATAGTGATATAAATATCACCTGAGCCTTGCTTCTTATGTTTTCTCATTAGGAATGGGAAGCCATTCCACATGATAACCGTTTGCTCATAAGCAGTAGGGTCATTCTGCTGATATGTAGAAGGCATTGCAATCGCAATACCACAACCATTAGTCGCAATACCAACAAGATTTTCACCCGTTGGCAATTGCTCCTGTTCCCAAAGACCGCCGCCAAACTTCGCAAATGAAGTTAATAGCTGATTACTAGGCAAGTCAACCGGTGTAAGTGTATTGTGGTTCTTGATCGCAGGGTCCTTTTGAAGGGCAATAGAGTAATCAACATTCAACGCAAGTTTACGCATAGAAGTTGGATACTTCCTGATCTGCTCGCTGTCCCCTCTTAGATCAATGACGCCGTCAGAGTCCCAAGCACTAGCAAGACCAATGTTTGCGGCTTGTGCAAAGTTAGCGGCTAAGATAAGACCATTAACGTCGTTGACCATTGTTCGAGACACGTTTTCGAGTTCAAGACGAACTAGAGGACCGATATCAGTTCTGAGGATCTTCAGTTCATCAATTTCGATAGTACGCTTCTTACGCTGATCAATAACAACCGGCTTATAAGTAACGGCCTGGGATGCATCAGCGGTCTCATAGTTATTTGTAGTTTTATTCCACGCCAACGCCGCGCCAGAAGCCGCATAGATTGGAACTTTAGTCGTATCACCAAAAACGGCAGGCGTACCGTTTGCCGTCTGTGGACTAAGCTCAAGAGCGTGAACTCTTAAGTCGTCAACAGGCAAGTTTTCCTGTACGCAAGCTTCTGCTGCGATTACTTCAATATCGTCATTTGCGAATGTAACAGCCATAATTATTTATCCTTGTTCATTTCTGAACGAATTTCGTTTACATGTTTAGTATAGAATTTTTGTGCAGCGCCATGATTATTGTCTTTTCTCATGGCTTTCCACTGATCGAGCTTGCTAGAAGCATCGGCATTGGGTTCTTCTGTCTTGCCGCGTCCGGTAGCGTTAGCAAGTAAGCCATCGAGATGAGCAGAAACTTCAGAAAGAGGCTTCAAGAATAGCTTCGATGCTTCAACCATAGTGACCTTTTTAGCCGTTATGCCTGCAAGTATCGCGCTAGCTTTCGCCTCTTCTTCTTTCTTCTTCTCTTCATCATCGCCTTCAGCTTTCGCTTTAGTATCAGCAAGTTGAGCTTCAAGAGATTCGATCTTAGCTTTCATCTCTTCTTTTTCAGAATCATCAGCAGCGGCTTTCTCGTCATCGTCTTTCTTTTCGTCATCGCCAAATGCAGCCTTTTCAGCATCTACTTCAACGTCATCAGATTCAGCTTTTTCAGCTTCGTCGTCTTTCTTCTCTTCGTCGTCAGCTTCCGCTTTAACTTCGCCTTTAAACCATTTCACTTCGCCTTTAAACCATTTCGCCATATGAGCCAAAAAGCCTGCTTGCTTGTCTTCTTCAATAGCCATTTTCACAGGCTCCTTTTTTTTGTTGTTGATCATTGCGACTAGTGCCAAGGCGTTTGCTTTATCTGTTGCAAATCCCTGGCTGACAGCTTCATCTGCTGACATGAAAGTTTCTTTATCGAGTAACTCCGCGACCTTCTCTGCGTCTAAGCCAGTACGTGACATATAGATATCAATCATTGTTGAATCAATACCGTCAAGAGTTTCGATGGCGTCTTGTAGATCGTGCTTATTGCCACCCATAACAACGCTTGAATTATGAATCATAATTTCGGCATTGTCGCTGACTTCACGAGTATCACCGGCCATAAAGATAACAGAGGCAATACTAGCAGTTATACCAAGAGCAAAAGTCTTCACCTCTTGACCGTTGGCTGAAGCAGTTCTCAGAGCGTCATAAATTGCCAAGCCTTCGCGGACATTGCCACCGATTGACATAATGCCGACCTCAATGGTTTTGCCTTTCTCGGCCTGTATCTTAGGGATAATATCAGCCGCTCTAACATCCTCACCCACAACACCAAATATATTAATCGTTGCCATTTTGAACTTCTCCTTTTATATCCGTAACCTGAAAGCCTAAGCGCTCACTGATAATATCATTATCAACAGTCTTACCGGCTTCCATGAGAGTCTTAAGCACGTTGGCCATTTCCTGAATCTCAGAGACACCTTTTAGCCTAAATCTAAACTGAGGTACAGAGTCAGAGAAGCCAAATTTCGCCTCGAATAACGGCTTGATGATTTGATTGTTTATCGTGGCTTCTACAGCATTGGCATCACTCGCGAGCATGTCAGCTCTAACTAAATTGTGTACCTGAGCCGTGGACCTATTAGAGTTATCTGAGCTGGATGTTGAATCCTGCCCTAAGATCAATCTGAAGATTTGTTTCTCGGCAAACTCTAAGAATGTTTTAAATGTCTCAGCGTCGAAGCCTGAACTAGAAGTAGGGAAAGTGACATCCATTGCATCTTTATCAAAAAGAGCGTAGCCGTCATAAGTCCAACTCTCCATCATCTTCATTGCATTTCTTTTATCGTCATTCTCTTCATCATACAGAATGCCGCTAACACCAACAAAAGGAGTCGGTAAGCCGTATTTTTCTAATCCGCGCAAGTACTCAATTTGTACATGTCTGCGGAAAGCGTATAGGTAAGCAAGCGGTCGAACCAGCCCACTTCTTAAAGGCTCTGACTCTCTGCTGTTCGTTGCAGTATGATAAACCCAACGCGGTGCAGTTAAATTAACTTTCGTCTGGCCGTCCTTACCTTGGAAGTATGGAAGCTCTGAATCTTGAAAACTAAAAAGTGATTGTGAGAAAAGCTTGAATCCATCAATAGAAGAATCTCCAGCGCCCCATTCTATAGTATTAGCGGAGAAGCCTTGGATAACTGCTGACTGCAAAAACTGGAGTAGCTTATTAAATGAAACTAAGCCAGAATCAAAAGTAGGTTGGATATTTCTTAATGATTTCTCAATGAAAGTATTTTGCTCCGTAGTACCGGAAACGATTTCCCAAGGACAGGCAGCAATTGCAGCGACTCGAACAGACCAAGCCTGACTGATTGCTGGATCTTTTTCTGTGAGCTCGTTAGCTAATCTTGATTGTCTTTTAGTGTAACCATTGTTAGCACTAGCAAAGATACCTTGAACTAAAATCGGCGTGCAGTCAAAAGACTCATCTAGTGGATATCTGTCTTTATTTTTGGGGACTGCCATATAAAAAGTCTCTTATAGTTTTTGGAATCTGTATAAGTATTTCTTATATAATAAATCTTATTGATAGTAATTCAAGCCTTATTGATAATGGTAATCAATTCCCAATAAGGGCAAAAAAGTGCTATTTGTTAAGTACTAATGATAATTAACTATTGATAAGAGTTGGTGTTTTACACCAGTAGTAGATGATAGCATATGATAATCACTATTTTATCACCTGCTATCATATTGTATCAATGTTGGTTTATTAGTATGCCGCTAAGAAACCAGAGCTTGACACGTATATATTTGGTTATACTTGTGGGGAGAGGGGATTAAGGGGCGAGGGGCTTCGGGGTCATACGGTCGCCGTTCGCTGTTACTGTTACTGTTACTGAAACAACCCTTGACAGAAGATAAGCAGTAGACAAAAAAGCCCTACATCTAAAAGACATAGGGCCGTGAATTTCTAGCTCACTACGATATAAACTTAACTAACATATCGGCATTTATATTAGTGATTCTCAATTCTATTTTTTTTGTTGCCGGTGGTGTTAATCCGCTAAAATCCGCTATCCCTCTAAATGATGCATTTCTAAACTTACCGTTACCCGCTCCTGAAAATTGAAGCTCTCTTGAGGCCAGTACACCATCTGCGAATATAGCAAAGAAAAGGTCGACATTAGTCGCCGCCTCTAGGCTCATATCGATGTTGACTTCATATTTAACTGGTATGCCTGCTGTCACCCCAGTATCATCAGCTGACTTGACGAGGTTTACACTTGTTGAATCGACTTGTGTACCAAATATAGATAGCGCGGTATAAGTTGAGGTAGCGATAATACTAGCGCCGGAGCCTCTTACAAAACATTCAAGAGAATTAGCTGCTACCAAATCTCTGCTGTAGATCAATTTTTGCAGCTTTGTGTCATCATCCCAGACAGCAAGCAAGTCCGTGGCCACGGCATCCCCTATTACTGGGGTCTGGCTTGATGCGTTTTGGCCAATTTCCTCTAGTGTTTGAAATCTCGATTCTGACTCCGCGAAATTAGCGTTCGATTTTATAAACGCGTCCCGTAATGTGTCGCCGTTTCCATCATTCGCATTTGATCCTACATTAATTTGTTGCTGTGCCATTTTTAAAGCTCCGTTTTGTCTGCTGTAATTGTATCAGAATCTACTGTAATTAAATCACTGTCTACTGTGAGTGCATTTTCAGGGGTTAAATCAGTCGTATGCGGTATAATCAAACTAGACAATTGAACACCCTCGTTAATTATTTCCTGGTTCGCTTTGATTATATCAAGCTGCTCTAAGACTGTTGCAAGATCGCCACTACCACCAGACAGAACCCTTACACCCGCTTGAGATGTATTATTCTGAGTGTCTACCGTTGGATTAGGTGCGAATATTTCCACGCCAGTAAGGTCACTAACTACATTGCCGCCGGAAACTGTGAATAAACCGCTGGTCTTGAGCGTCAAGATCAGCCAAGTATTTTGAAAGACTACATTTAAACCCGTCTCTGATTCGGCATCAAGTGTCACCTTGCCCGATGTAGCCACGATAGGAGGGCTCGCAATTCCCTCCTCTGAGCTTTCCGCTTCTCTAGACGCTTCCTGTAGTGAGTCAGCGTCTAGCTTTTCAGTCAGCGCATCAATAGAAACAACCTCAGTCCCGAAATTGAAACTGAAGTCTATCCCGTTTACTGTGGTCGCATATGCCATTACACGTCTACGTTTCTAATAGTTGAGACACTACCACCAGCAGCGCCGAATGTTGCAGGAGTCTTAAACGGAACGATTAGAATAGCGCCCGTACCGTTACGAACTTGAACAACTAAACTTCTAGGAGTTGAAAAGACTGTTGTATAACTCGCCTCTACTCCTGGTGCTGTTTCATCCAGG